ACCGTTGTGGACGCGAGAAAGCCTGATGCCGACCCTTAACCTCCCGCAGGCGCGCTTCCTCCAAATGGAGCACAAGTTCCGCGGGTTCGTCGCCGGCTTTGGCAGCGGCAAGACCTGGGTAGGCTGCGCAGGCATCTGCAAGCACGTCTGGGAATGGCCTCGGATCAACTCGGGCTACTTCGCTCCGACCTATCCGCAGATCCGCGACATCTTCTTCCCGACCATTGAGGAAGTCGCCTTCGACTGGGGGTTGAGGGTCAAGACCAAGGAGAGCGACAAGGAGGTCGAGTTCTATAGCGGCGGCCAATATCGCAGCACAACCATCTGCCGCTCCATGGAGAAGCCGCAAACCATCGTCGGCTTCAAGATCGGACATGCCTTGGTCGATGAGCTCGATGTTCTGCCTGCGCCCAAGGCTCAGCAAGCCTGGCGCAAGATCATTGCCCGTATGCGCTACAACGTGGACGGGCTGAAAAACGGCGTGGACGTAACTACGACCCCGGAAGGGTTCAAGTTCGTTTATCAGCAGTTCGTGAAGCAGCTGCGCGAGAAGCCTGCGCTGAACGAGATGTACGGCCTGGTGCAGGCGAGCACGTTCGACAACGAGCTGAATCTTCCGCAGGACTACATTCCATCGCTGAAAGAGTCGTACCCCGAGCAGTTGATCATGGCCTACCTGAATGGCCAGTTCGTCAACTTGACGTCCGGTACGATCTACACCGCCTACGACCGCAAGCTCAACGGGAGCCAAGAGACTATCCAGCCCGGCGAGCCGCTGTTCATCGGCATGGACTTCAACGTCGGAAAGATGTCGGCGGTTGTTCATGTCAAGCGCCTGGGCCTTCCGCATGCGGTAGACGAGATCATCAATGGCTACGACACGCCGGACATGATCCGCCAGATCAAGGAGCGCTATTGGCTCTTCGATGGTTCCGATTACCGCAATACGCGGCAGATTCGGGTTTACCCAGACGCCTCGGGTGACTCGCGAAAGTCCGTCCGGGCCAGTGAGACCGACATCTCCCTGCTCAAGCAGGCTGGCTTCATAGTCTCGGCTCCGGCCAGCAACCCGCCAGTAAAGGACCGCATCAACTCGATGAACGCGATGTTCTGCAACGCAGCAGGGCAGCGGCGGTATCGGGTAAATGCGGACAAGTGCCCGACCTATGCCGACGACCTCGAGCAACAGGTGTGGGGACCCACCGGGGAGCCCGACAAGACTCAGGGCAATGACCACCGACCGGACGCCGGCGGCTACTTCATCCACAAAGAGTACCCG